GTTGCTCCATTAGATCATGATTCAATTGAGAAGATGTTGATGACTTGGGTTAGATCTAAGACAATTTCTTCTCAAGAACAGTGTATAGCAGTGATATCTAGTGCAGTTATGGAATATGCTTTTTATGGCGAAATTATCTTTAATGATAAGATTAGTATATTAAAAAGTATGTGTTCTAAACTGGATTTAGATATCTATGTTACACCATCTACTTTTCCAACTTTTAACGAGTTAATAAATCGTTATCAATTGGCAAGTAGAAAACCTACGGGCGCTTCATATGTCGTCTAGAGATTTTATTATCTCACACCAACTTATATGTTATATTTTTAGTTACTGTGCGTTGTATATGTTTGTATATTTTATATAAATACGTAAGAATGGAAAAATATAATTTTGGATTACACGAGTGTTCCTCGAAATCTCTTTTTAGAGAAGTGTTGTTATCCCACAAGAAAAATATATCTTGTTGGTGAGCGTGAGTATGCTCCCTACTCGTAATACTTTACTTGCAAAAACACAAATTTTAAATAATAGGCGTAATCGTCTCGGTATGTTTGATTATGTAATGTCAAACATGTCGTTATTTCAATTACAATCAGAGGAAATTGTTACTGGCAGCACTATTACTGATAATAGTAATGTTGTTACTAACGGTTCCCAAAATCAGGAAGTTATTGTTAGATATCTTGATGAAAGTCCAGGTTCAATTGTTGCTTATGCACCATTAACTGATAAAACGTTTCAAGGTGATTTTGTAGAAGATCACTCTTTATCTCGTTATTTAGCTAGACCTATTGCTATATCTACGATAACATGGGCAGAAGGTGCTAATTTAAATACTACCCTTCAGCCTTGGGATTTATTTCTCAATACGACTCAAATTAGGAAGAAAATTGATAATTATGCTCGTTTAACATGTAATTTACATATTAAAATTATATTGAATGCTTCTCCATTTTATTATGGAGCTGGTCTTGTATCTTATCAACCTCTTACTATTTTTAATCCAAGTACTATATCTACATCACTTACTACGAATGGTGATGCTCATATTTGTGCTTTAAGTCAACAACCGCATTTTTGGATTTATCCACAAACCAATCAAGGTGGTGAAATGGTTTTACCATTTCTTAACTATCGTACTTGGTTGAATATTGGGGTTCGAGCTGATGTGCAAGCATTTGGATCAGTAACTATTCAGTCACCAACAGCTTTGCTTAATGCAAATTCTGTTGTTGGTGCTGGTGTCACTCTTCAAGTGTATGCTTGGGCTACAGATGTTAAAATCTGTGCTCCAACTTCGGCTTTGGCTCTTCAATCTAAAGATGAATATGGTGCTATTTCTGGTCCAGCTTCGGCTGTAGCTAAAATAGCTAAATCTTTATCTTCTGTTCCTATGATAGGCCCTTATGCTAAAGCAACAGAAATGGTTGCTTCTGGAATTGGAGCTGTTGCTAAATTATTTGGTTTTACAAATGCTCCAGTAATGGAGGATGTTAAACCACTTAAGAATTTACCTTTTCATGCTTTTTCATCATGTGAAGTTTCTAATCCTATAGATAAGTTATCTATGGATCCAAAGAATGAATTATCCATTGATTCACGTGTATGTGGACATAATGGAATTGATGAACTTTTATTATCTAATTTTATACAAAGAGAATCTTATCTTCTCCAGGCTACATGGGCTGCTGCTCATACGACTGGTCAAGTTTTAATTAGAGCTAATGTGACTCCTGATACTAAAATATCAGAAACTCACACTAATCTTTTTATCCAGGGTACTCCGATGTCACACGCTAATTCTTTGTTTAGATATTGGCGTGGTGATATTATATATAGATTTAGATTTATTTGTTCTAAATTTCATCGTGGTAGAGTAAAGATTCAATGGGATCCTCAAGCAGGTTTAACAACTGCTCAGGATGCCAATTTGATTCATACTCAAATTGTAGATATTTCTGCGGATACTGATGTAGAATTTCGTGTTCCTTATATCAATAACCAGATTTTTTCAAGAAATTCTGGTAGACCACAAGATACAACAACTTATGCTACTGTCAATATTGTTAATACTGGAGCAATTTCTACATATGATCAAGTTTTACATAATGGTAGAATTTGTTTATCTGTACTTACTCAACAAACTTCTCCTGTAGCTTCAGCAGATATTATTATTTTAGTATCTGCTCGAGCTGCTGATAATTTAGTATTTGGTATGCCTCAACAACCACCAAAAGAGCACTCATTTTTTAATTTACAGTCTGATGATATTGATGAAGGAGCTTGTACTTCTGCATTTAATTATGAGCAAACTGAACATTATGATTTAACATCTAAATCTTCTGTTTTAGATGCTGAGACTTTTTTGATTTGTATGGGGGAAAGAATTACTTCTTTGCGTCAACTTATGCGAAGAACAACTTTACATAGAACTTGGTTATTGACTGCTAATCCTAGTGCTACTGCGACG